ACTGAAGATGCTGCTGTATCGTATGTCCCAATGGACACTGCAGAGTTCTCGTTCACTGTAGATAAGTACCTGCAGTCTGCTTCTTACATGACTAAGAAAGCTGCACAGGACTCGTTCTACAGCGCACAGCTTGAAGCACGGTTTGTTCCTGAGCAAGAACGTGCAATCATGGAGCACTTCGAAACAACAACCTTCGCTTCTCCTGAAGTCGGTGTTTCAGCTAACTCTGCAGAAACAACTGATGGTGTTGCACACCGTATCGCTGGTGGTAACTCTGGTCGTCTTGAGCTTGCAGACTTTGCATTTGCTCGTTATGCCCTTAAGAAGTCTAACGTACCTGATCGTGGTATGGTTGCTATCGTTGACCCATCCGTTGAGTACCAGTTGAACACCTTGACCAACTTGGTTAACGTGTCTAACAACCCAATGTGGGAAGGTATTGTTCGTGATGGTATCGCAACTGGTATGCGCTTCGTTGCTAACGTCTATGGTTTCGATGTATACACATCTAACTACCTGAAGTCAACTGTTGCTGATGCTGCTCTCCTTGAGGCAGACGGTACAACAGCCGCTGACTTCTCCACTAACAACGGTGTTGCTAACTTGTTCTTCTCTTCTGATGCAGGTGCTAACCCGTTTGTTGGTGCATGGCGTCAAATGCCTGAGGTGGATTATGAGTACAACAAAGATTACCAACGTCACGAGTATGTAACTACTGCTCGTTACGGTGTTAAGAAGTACCGTCCAGAGGGTATCGTTTCTATCGTATCGAACCCTGCTGTATAACACTACAAGGGTGATCCTTCGGGGTCACCCTACCCTTGCTCTAGGAGAATAAATTAAATGGCAAACGTAAACCATTCGGCATTATCAGACCCCTACCTCCACGAGCCTAAGGGTGCTTCCACGGCTGCTGCAGGTGATGTGTATGTTGCAGACGGTGCAGGTTCGGGTACATGGGAAGACCATAGACGATCTGTTTTTAATGTACACATTCACGACATATCTGTTGTTTCATCTATATACCTTCCTATGCCTTTTGCTGGTGCAGTAAGTCGAGTTACGTCTTGCATCGAAGGGGCTATTGCTGGCTCAGACCTTGTGTTTACAATTAAGAACTCCTCTGCAGCTACGATGGGTACTCTTACTGTAACTCAATCAGGTTCAGCCGCTGGGGACATTGACTTCGTTAACCCATCCTCTAACAACACAGTCACAGATAATGATTACATTCTTGTTCAAGGCGATGGTGGGCCTAGCTCACACGTTGACTGCATCCTATCTATTGTAGTGGAGCACACCTAATGAAAAGAACACTCCTACAGATAGTCCAGAACATCCTGTCCGACATGGACTCTGAGGATGTGAACAGCATTAGTGATTCTATAGAAGCTGAACAGATTGCTTCTGTAGTTCGTGATGTTTACTTTAACATGGTATCTACTCGAATGATACCAGAACACCAAGAACTTCTTACACTGACAAGTCTCTCTTCTATTGCTCGTCCTACACACTTCATTATTCCTGAGGATGTAAAGAAGATTGAGACTGTACAGTATAACATTTCAGCTACTGGTACTGACTTCCGTACCTTGAAGTACATAGAACCTATTGAGTTCCTGAGCTTGAATTCTGAGGGTGATGCAACTATCTCAGTCAACTCTGTTAACGGTAACGTGCCTGTCTTGATCCGCAACGACAAGGCTCCTTCTTACTTCACACTCTTCGATGACGAGCATGTTGTTATGGACTCCTACGACAGCACTATCAGTCAGACCTTAACTTCATCTAAGACACGGTGCTACGGACAGAAGATACCTGCATTTACTATCAGTGATGACTTCACACCAGACGTAGATGAAGTGTTATTCCCTTATCTTATTGCTGAGTCTAAGTCAACCTGTTTCTCTTTATTCAAGAATGGTGTAGACCAGAAGATCGAACAGGCTGCACGTAGGCAGAAGTCTTACATACAGAACGACATGCACAGACTCAAGCAAGCAAACAAAAGGCGACCTTATGGTAGACGTTGAATTTAGTGTTAACAACGACAAACAGATCTTAACCGCAAGATGTCCTGAGAAGTCTAGTACAGCTATTCATGTCAAGAAGACCCCCGGTGGTTATAAGTTCTTTGAGGTCCATGTCGAAAAAGGCAAGATACCTAAGGAACTAAGTGGTAAGTACACTTCCATACTGAGGGCTAAGGATGCTATCCAGAGATACTTTAATACATTGACTCCTACTAAAGCTGTGAAACGTGAGGCTTTCGGTAAGGACTTTGAGGAGCGGAAGAAACGAAATGCCACAGAATCTAACTCAAAGGGTAGTTAATACTTTCATCAAAGGTCTGGTTACTGAGGCAGGGGAACTTACGTTCCCACCTGATGCTTCTGTAGACGAACTAAACTGTGACCTTCGCCGTGATGGTTCACGCCGTAGACGTAAGGGCATAGCTAAAGAAACTAACTCCGTACTGTCTAGCTTTACTGTATCAGATGCAGCTATCACAACTACAGGTACGTGGTCTAACGTGGGTGGTCAGTCAGGTCTAGAGTTCCTAGTCTTCCAGAACGGTGCTACACTCTACTTCTACAACAAAGCAGAGGCTCCTTTCTCAGCTAACCAAGAGACCCACACAGTTAACCTTGCTACATACGAGACCTCAGGTGGTGTAGGTGCTTCGGAAGCTAAGTGTACCTTCACATCCCTCAAAGGTTCCTTGCTTGTAGTATCATCTGCTATCAACCCCATCTACATAGAACGAGACAATGTAGCAGAGACTTTAACAGTCACACAGATTGATTTCCGTACTCGTGACTTTGATTGGCAGGGTGACACCTCAACCTACATTGCAGACGATGCAAGCCCCTCTAATGAACGTAAGTACGATGCACAGAACACAGGGTGGAACACAGGTAACGGTGCTCCTACGGACCTCACAAAGCGTCTGACACACCCTTGGTACTCAGGTAAAAATGCTACAGGTGTTTACGATGCAGCTGAGTGGGATAAGATCTACACTGGTACATCACTTACTGGTAATGGACACTATATCCTAGACTTCTTTAATAAGAACCGTTCTAGTGTTTCAGGTGTATCAGGTCTTACAACTGAGGTAGAGACTAGCAGGTTCTCTGCTATAGCTAACTTCTCTGGTCGTGCATTCTATGCAGGTTTGAACAGTGCTAAGAACACAGACATCATTCTGTTTAGCCAGCTGATAACTGACTTCAATAAACTAGGTGAGTGCCTACAACAGAATGACCCTACCTCTGAGCAAATCAGTGACCTCTTAGACACAGACGGTGGTACTATCAGGATTGCTGGTGCAGTAGGTATTAAGGTTCTCTACGTTATTGATGCTTCTCTGTACATCTTTGCTGATAACGGTGTGTGGCGTATCGAAGGTATTGATGGTGTCTTCACTCCTACAGCCTTTGCTGTTAAGAAGGTTACAGACGTAGGTATCGTAGATGCTAGTAGCTTTATTGTTGCAGATGGATCTCCTATCTGGTGGAGCCGCAACGGTATCCATACCTTAGACTTCGACGGTGCAACTGGTCGGCCTGTAGAGAGTAACCTAACACTCTCTACCATTCAGTCTTATTGGGACTTGATCCCTAACGAGTCTAAGACTAAACTAAAGACTGCCTTTGACAGTGTAAACAAAAGAGCCTACTGGTCTTGGCCCGATCAGGACGAAGGTGTTGAGTCTAAAGTTAACAACATCCTTGTACTTGATGCTGCACTAAGAGCATTCTACCCTTGGTATATTGAAGATGCTGGAACAGACACAGACTGCGTAGTAGGGTTTGAGTTCTACTCAGGCTTCGGTGCTAGTCTCTCTGCCCTTGATGTAGTAACTACAGCTGGTGATGATGTAGTAACCTCTGCAGGTGACGATGTTATCTCTCAACAGGTAGCAAACGTATCTACAGGCTCCCCTGCTATCATTGCTCTGATTAGAGACAATACTACAAACAAGATTACTATGGGTTCTTTCAGTGGTGATGACTTCTTAGATTGGGGAACAACGAACTACTCCTCCTATGCAGAAGCTGGTTATGACTTCATGGGTGACCTACTCCTTAAGAAGACTGCACCTTACGTGACTACCTACATGCGCCTAACAGAGACTGCATGGGAAGGTAACGAAGAAACAGGCTACCAACCAGACAACCCATCTTCAATGTTCGTTACTTCTTTCTGGGACTTCAAGAGTGCCTCGTCTAGTAACCCTCAACAAGCCTATCGCTTCAAGCGTATGCCAGTAGTTAACTCTAGCAACCTTCTAGACTTTAACCACCCTGAGTCAGTCATTGTTACACGTATGAAACTACGTGGCAAGGGACGTTCAATGCGTATTAAGTTCGAGAGTGAACAGGGTAAAGACTTTATTCTACTAGGGTTCTCTATCCTAGGTGGAGTAAATAGTAAATTCTAACTAGGAGACTTCATGTCTTACACAATTCGTGACGCTAACCACAGTGACATCTTAGACATTACACTTGCTGGTAAACAGTTCTCTAAAGAGACTAACCATCCAGCATTGAATACCTTAAACCTAAATAAGGTAGCAAACTCCCTACAACAATTGATCGACAGTGATGTAGGGTTCGTTAAAGTTTCTTGCTTTAAAGAAGAGATCGTAGGAGCTATTGCTGCAGTAGCTATGGAGCTACCTATTAACGATCTAATATGTACTCAAGAGTTAATGTTGTGGTTAGATCCAGAACACAGAAACGGTAAGACAGCCCCTAAGTTGATTGATGCTTATGTTGAATGGGCAAAGGGTCTAGGCTGTGACTATGCAAGGTTATCTGCACTTGACTGTGTTCTAGATGGTCGTGCTGGTGTTCTATTCAAACGAAAAGGTTTCAAGCCAATCGAGACCGCTTACATAAAGGAATTGTAATATGGCTGTATTTACTGCTATTGGTGCTGCCGTTGGGGCAACTATTGCTGGTGCTGCAAGTGCTTCAATTATAACAGGTGCTCTCATAGGCGGTGCTGTTGGTCTTTCTGTAGGCATGGGTGTTAAGTCTATGAAGAAATCTAAGGCTGCAATG